ACTGTACTATAAGTAACACTTCTTTCTGGAACTCCACCAGTTCTTGAACCAGCAACATAACCAACTGCAACCTTCTTGATAACATCTCCAGTAACATCTGTGATAGGACCAAATAGAGTTGTTTTAGCAGTAAAACTTAATGTGTATATTAATGCTCTTCTAGTATCAAAGTTTCCTTCATAATCATCTTCCATTGTGATATTATCTAAGTTTATAGCAACATCTCTCTTTTCTTTTAAATTACCTAAAAAATTAATTGGAAGTTGATATGCAGGTTGAAAGTAAGGAAGTATCTGTTCTATGATTTGAAGCATATCATCATTTAACTTAGTCATGATTGATAATTCAAATCTCATATTATATGGAACAGGAAGATAATTTCTCTTTACTTCAGAACCATCAGGAGTTTGATTTATTATTGTTTGTGTTTGAGTTGACTTTCTAGTTGGATCATACTGTAGTCCTAAGAACTCAAAAGACATTCTTGGGAGTGTAATAGAAACAGGTTTGTTTAGGTCTGCCTCTTGTTGCATTCTCGCCAAAAACTTCTGTGTTGGACCATATGCCAGTGGAACTTTAATTATGGAATTTGACTTTTTGATTTCAATTCCATTAAATAAGGATCCAAATCCAATAATTACAGATCTGAAAACTTCGTTGTAAAAATACTCAAACATTATCTTATACCAATACAGTACTATTTAACGATTTTATTTTAGGGCATTCCAAATGGATTCTTTTCTGTAAAGTCTATAATACTATCAGACTCTGATTGTATCACATCATTTTCAGCAAATCCAGAGACTTCATCATCAGTATTAACACTAAAGATGGCAAATTTAGCACCAGAGTTTTGTCCTATTATTTGTTCTCCATTGTGGAAGTTAGATGATATACCAGATATTTCTAACTTATTAGTTGTGGCATTCCACTCTTTAACCCTTGCTGTTGCACCAGATGTTTGACCCTCAATGATCTCATTAAAGATATATGATCCAGTTCCAATACCAGAACCAGCACCAGTAGGTGCATCAAATGTTATGGTTGGGATTGCTGTATAACCAGAACCTGCATTAGTAATATAAGCAGCAGTTACTATACCAGAAGCATTGATTATACCAATACCTCTTGCACTTGTTCCAACACCAACACTTCCAGTGACTGTGAATGATGGACTGGTTGTATATCCTGAACCACCACTTACTATTGATACTACACCAATAGATCCAATGGTTGTAATGCCAGCTGTGGCAGCAGCACCCACTCCTGTCCCTTCAGGATCCTGAATTGTAACCATAGGTGCTTCAGTATATCCTGAACCTGCATTTGATAAATTAATTGCAACTATCTTTCCATCAGTCAGTCCTGTATCACAGTCAACAAATGTGTTAGATATAGATGCAATACCAACAGCAGATATTCCTCCATCAGGTGCTGATGATATACCAATCAAAGGTTGTGGAGAGGTCTTATATCCTGTTCCTACATTCCTTATTGTGATTCTATCCACTGCTCCACTAGCAACATAAGTTGCAGTAGCAGTAGCAGTAACTGCTGCTCCTATCAGAGTCAGTGTTTGAATATATCCTAGTTGTTCTACTTCATCATCAATTGTCTCAACACCAGTATCAATAACCTCATCCTCATATCTGAATAGTTCACATCTCAACTGATAAACATATGTTTTCTTAAGTTGATAGAATGGTTGTTCATGCTCAACGTATTTGATTTCAAACAATCTATCACCTAGTGGGAAATAAATTAAGTCACCCTCTTTAGGTCTAGTTGATAATTCAATATTAGGAACATCTTTAATTAAAGGTGTAATATAATTTTCATATCTTTCTCTTGAGATGATTAAAGTCAAATCATCTACATTCTGTATTCCAAACTTTGATAGTAAAGTTCCTTGACCACCATATCCTTCATAACTGTCAATATATGCTTCAATAGGATAAGCGCTATCAAATTTAGATTCTACAACCTCTCTAATTACAGTATTCTTAGCAATGTATCTTCTAGGAATATAATATACATCAACACCATAAATTTTTAATTGTTCATTGATAAGATCTTGAACTAAACTTTGTTCACCAGGAGATCCTTGTAAGAAGTAGGGGTTAAGTGCCATATCATTATCCTATGAAATCTAAAGGTGGCATCTCATAGGTGCTCAACATTTGTGCTCTTATTTCATCTATTTCTCTTTGACCATCATCATATATTTGTCTACCATTTAATTCAGTTCCACCAGGTAATTTTACACCTTGAAATTTGATTAGATTAGAACCCCATTGTCTTTTAACTAATGCTGATAGATATCTCTTTAAAAATGGATCATTATAGACATTAGTAAAATCATCAGGATTGATTGCAGATGAACAATCTATAATTAAATAATCATTAGCACTTATTTCATTCCAATCTATATCCAAATATAATCTATTTTGTCTTATATTAAATCTAACTTGTTTTTGAGTATTTAAAAGAAAATTAATAGTTTCTAAACGAGTCAATGCCATTGCATATCCTAATAATTCAAAATTACCAAAATTATACATGTCATTGAGAGCTAACTGATATTTAAAACTAAACATATTAGTCATGCTTAGTCCTTGAGAACTATCAAATCTGAATATCTTTTCAATACCAATTATATTAGGTGGAAGTTGTAAGTAATTACTATTTTCATAGTAATCAAAACTTGTTGATACACTATTAATAGAAGTGGTAGCAGTTGTGGTAGTAATACCAGTTTGTCCACCTTGAGCTGGATCTTTTACTTTACCCCTGTCTATATCCTCTTGAGTTACTTTATATTTTAAAAATACTTTAGTTATACCATCATAATGTCTTTCTTGATAATACTGAATAGCATCATCCATTAAATCTTGTAACTGTTCCTCTGCGACATTAATTTCTAAGACAGGAGCTCCATTCTGTCTTAATGCATAGTCAATTAAATCTTGTCTTGAAGCAGGTTGAGCCATTTATACAATACTACCTTTGAGTTATTTATGGAGCAGAGGATATACCTCCTAATACCAATACATTTCCTTCTGCTAATCTATAAATTGTTGATCCAGAACTAACTAACATATCCCATACATATCTACCTGGTTTTATAGTTCTTGTTGTTGTAGAACCTATTGATAAATTAAATTCACCACCAGCAGCACTGGTAAATCCCACTGTAAATGATGCTGTAGCTGGATTAGTAGCACCAACTGCAACAGACTTAACCATCTGAGATGATCCACTATATCCAGTAAAATTAAAAGCAGATTTATCTGGTTTTATAACCTTAAATGTTGACTTGAAGTTTGCTCCAGTATTAACTGTTAAATTAGCACTGTATGCAACTCCAGATGCAGGATCAAAAGTAATTGTATTATTGGCCATTATTACTTAGGAATGATTGAAGCATTGATTTAATATCACCAATATCATCTGATAAATTGTCTACCTTTTGTTCTAGATTATTGATTCTTTGTTCTTTAGAAAGAATCTTTCTTCTAGTTTTATCATAATGATCAAAATCAGACTTACTTCTATTTACAATAGCATTAGTTATACTATCTCTGAATAAGCCAGGATGATTTTCTACAGGAATTAGAGGCATAATTAAGCAAGTGCAGTTGCACGAAGGTTTCTAAGTTGAGGAACAACAGCAGCATTTGTTGATGTACCTACAATCTTAATTCTAAACTGAGCAAATGGTGATAAATCATCTGTGCTGAATGTATATTCTTTGAATAGATCTGATGTTGGTGTTTGAACATATTGATCTACTTTTGGAACCTTCAAATTAGATAAACCATCACTCTTAGTTTGAGATATTATTTGTCCATTATTATTCAAGTTCTTATGACCTGGGAATGGAGTAAATATCACATCATCTAATTTTTTGTCTTGATTGATAGCATAGAAAACTCTAAGATCACACAAATCAGGAACATATCCATCTATAATAACTTCTAAAGAAGTTGCTGGATTTTCTAGAATTATATTTTTAGTAACATAGAAGAATCTATCAGGATCATCTATAACATTATTAACTCTAAAGTCATCCTCATAATTAGCAATTGGTTTGTTAATTCTATTATTAACAAATGTAATAGCAGCATGATCTAAGTTTATCATTGGACTCAATCTTCTATCACTAGCTGTCATATCCATTAACATGGATAAAGATTTATTTCCTGGTAAAGATGTTAGATATGCATCTTCATTTACTTGAGATGCCACTTGTCTTACTGAATCAAAGTAATTTGGTTCATGCATATTAACTTCAGTAAATCCTTGATCTACAAATGCTGGCTCATTT